TTTGGCTTTCGTGAATTACTTGGATAACACTTGTTTACATTTGTGACATGAAATAATTCTCTTGGGTACTTTTTCTTTCCTATTGATGTCCATAACAGATTCCCACTTGCCCCTACTAACCCTTCGCCTATTTCATCTTCTTTTGGGCCAGGAGCTTCTGCAAGTACCATTATATTCCATAAGCCAACACTTGGTGGAACAGGTGCTTCAGCTTCTTTTCTTAATGAACATTCTTCGCATTGCATGAGTTTTCTATGGCCTTTAAATTTTGGGCGTGAAAAAACCTGCTTTTGTTTAGATAAAGCCTTGAGCAGCTTGTAGTCACCACTCAAAGCTGCGTCTAACCTATCCAGCCGTAGTTTATTATCAAACAGTGAGTATAGGTTTGTATAGTTCTTTTTTGGGTCAGCTACAACACGAAAATCAAAGTAGTTCTTTACCTTTTCTGTTTCCTGAGATTTGGATGTCTGATCGTAGGCACCAATTTCTTTTAAGATTTTTCCAAGAGCACCCTTATGTTCCTTATTGGCTTCTTCCTCTTTCTTATCCTTCTTTTTAAAGAACTTTTTAATTCCAATCTTTGATTTGCCTGGTAGTACCGATGCTTCTCTTGCTTTTACTTTCCCAAGTCCTTTGACTTCTATAAAAGGAATATATAAATTATTTCCTCGTGCAATCCACCTTTCCGGATCACTTTGTTCAACTTTTGGCAAGATTATATTTAGACCAAGCCTATAAGCTTCTTCTACAAGTTCTTTCTTTTTGACTTGTGCACCATATGTTAGAGATGCACATATGAACTCTGTTGGGTAGTACTTTTTCATAAAGGAACAGTAGTAGCCAAGCATTGCATACACTACAGAGTGGGAAAGATTAAACCCATACTTAGTCCATTCTTGTAAGCCTGTCCAAAATTCTTCTGCTTCTTCTTTAACAAATATTTTCATTCTTTTGGCACCACGTAGGAATTCCTTTTTGTACTTTTTAAATTCCTTTTTACTTCTCTTCTTACCAACAATCTTTCTTATTTTATCTGCAGTAGAATACGATAGGCCAGCTACCCTAGTAATGACTTCCATTATTTGCTCTTGATAAACTAGTAACCCATAGGTATTTCTTGTAATGTGCTCATATATTTCATGCTTCTTTTCCCAGTCTTCACCATGCTTTCTTTTTATATACTCTTTTGTCATTCCAGAATTTGCAGGACCTGGGCGGACTAGAGCCACAGCATCACATATATGTTCAAACTTTTCGATTCCCATTTCCCTTATAAGGCTAATGGTAGCATAGGTTCCTAATTGAAAGACACCAATTGTGTTACCCTTGCTTATTTCACTTAAAACTTCCTTATCTTTAATATCTATCTTTTCAAATTCAATATCTATATTTTGATTTTCTTTGACAAGCTTTTTTGCTTCTGATAAAATTGACAACAACTTCAAGCCAAGTGTGTCAAGTTTCATTAGGCCTACATATTCAGTATCATCCTTTTCCCAGTTAACGAGTGTTGTCCCTTCTCTTTGTAGCAGGTTGCACCTACCAGAACTACCAATGTCTTTTTTTGATAAAACAAGAGCGGCCGCATGCTGAGAGTAGCTTCTCACTGTGCCTTCAAGTTCTTTTGCATACTTGACTACTTTTGGGTATTTCTTTGCAAATTCTTTGGCTTCTTCCCAGTTATCAATTGCATCTTGTATACCAGTATGTTCTTCGTTATCTTCTATCAGTTTTGTAAATTCATTCGTTTCACTGTGGTGTATTCCAAATACCCTCGCTACATCTTTAATTACTGCTCTGGCTTTCATTCTATTGAAACTACTAACCCCAGCGACTTTATCCTTGCCATATATGGTTTCAAGGTGTTCTTTAACAAGATGTCTTTTTGTGTGTTCAAAGTCAATATCTATATCTGGTAAGTCAATACGATCTTCACTTATGAACCTACTAAAAATAAGCTTGTGTTCAATTGGGTCTACTGAAGTTATCCCTAAAAGATAGGAGATGAGACTTCCTCCTGCACTACCCCTTCCTGGCCCTACTAGTATGTTATTTTCCCTACACCAGTTTATGAGTTCCCAAACGATGAGAAAATATCGATGAAACTTTTTGCTGGTAATCAGGTCATATTCTTCTACTACCCTTTCCCAATATGCTTTATCTTTTTCTATATCTTTCCCGAACTTTTCTTTGTACCCTGTTTTGCATAGTTCAAGAAAAAATTCTTTTTCCTTTTTTGATCCTATTGGAACACCTTGGACTCGTGGCAGTTGAACTCTTTTCTTTGGTATTCTAAAACCACTACACTTCTCGGCTATCTCTATTGTATTGGCAAGATATTCTTTTTTATAAAAGCCAATACGCTGAAGTGCTTTTTTCATTTCCTTCTCAGTTCTTAAATACAATCCTTTTATGGTGAACCGCCATCTCTTTGGGTCTTCCCATTTTGCTTTTCTTTGAATTGCGAGTAGTACTTCTTGGGCTCTGTGATCTGCACGTCTGATATAATGACAGTCATTTGTAGCAACTATTTTACACTTATACTTCTTTGCGATTTTTACTTTGAGTTTATTTGCTTCAATTACAAACTTATCTTTATGTGGCATGACTTCGCAGTACAAGTCTTCACCAAGTCTTCTTTTGAGTTTTTTAAAGAATTCTTCACCATCAGGAAAGGCTCTTAAAAAAGACATTGCACAGGCAGTTGTAATAACAAGACCTTCACAATGTTCGAGAAGCTTTTCATAAGTTATTCTTGGTCTGTAATAGAACCCTTCGGTATTAGCATATGTTAGAAGTTTACAAAGGTTTTCAAATCCTTTCTGGTTTTTTACGAAAGCACATATGTGGCCACGTTTCTTTGACTTCTTTCCATCTTTGTCAAAATCTAAATGTGGAATTATATACAATTCACACCCGAGAATAGGCTTGACACCATGGCTATCACAAGCTTTTTGGAATTTTATAAGGCCGTCTATTGAACCGTGGTCAGTACAACCAAGATATTTAAATCCAAGTTCAGCTGCTCTTTCTGCATACTTCTCAGGAGAACCGAGGCCATCAAGCATACTATATTCACTATGTACATGTAGTTGACAGAAATTTTGCATTAGTGGAGTACCTTTTATTTTATATGAATTTTAAGACGCCAGTTTTACTTTTTTCTTCTTTGATATATTTTTCACCTTCAGCAATGTACTTCTTTATACTTTTACCTTTCATTATCTCAATCAGTTTCTTATGGTTGGTACTGAGGTCTTCTGGTGTTTCATTTTTTAACGTAACGATTTGAAATGACTTGTATATGTTCTGTATTTTTGTTTTTCTACTTTTTAAAAATGTTTCCGGTTGGGTATCTTTTCTTTCTTTGTGCCTACTGTGTTTAACTTTTTCAGATGCTGATAGAACAACAACTATGGTTTCACATATCCCAGATGAGAACTTCAAGAACTTTTTATTAAAGAGACGGTCACCTTCAAAGATGATGGTATAAGATGAATCTTTATTTTTTATCAGGAACTGTTCAGCTACCGGTTGAACAGCCATTGAAAGCCTATCAGTACCATCAAAGCAACTGCCTTCATATTTCCCAAAAATAATAGTATCGCCTGATTTAAGGTAGTTAAGAATCTTTTTGTATTTGAATTTCTTGAATTTTTTACTACTCATTAACTTATTAATTAATGATGTCTTCCCTGTTGCCGGCTCACCACCAATACCTATTATTCTCATAACCAACTCCTTATATTACGCTTTATTTTTATTTCCTCTGTAGGTAGTTCTGTAAATCCTTCTGGTATTTTTGGTTTTATTTTCCCCCAACTTATTGCATATTGTGGATTGCCGTTACGACCACCATCTTCGCTTATTATTTTCACAATACCCTTATGCTTTTCTACAAGCTTCTTTACAAATATTATCTTCGGGGTTTTCTTATAGTCCAGACCACCAATTTGTTTCTTTGGCCCTGAGTACGGGCATTTATACATGTAGTGGTTTATCTTGACAGTAGAAAGTCCAGCTAAAAATGTTCTTATTGTCAAATCTTCATCACTCATTGCAATAAAGTTCACATCATAGTTCAGCTTGTGTTTTGCCATTAAATCTGAGTTAATGGCAACCAGTTGTATAAGCCTTGTGTTTACAACAGTTGGTTGTTCATTTATAGCGAAAGGTGTTTGTCTGTAACCAATCATAGCCATTGTATTTATATGCTTGTAGTGGTCAATAGCGTCATTCCCTTTTGATATAAATTCTTGAAATGATATTTCTTCAAACTTTCTTTTTTTAATATTATACCTTGAAAATTTTGTAAAGTCATCATCAAACTTCCAGAACCAACCGCCATAGTTCTTTTTCATATATTTCAATGTATGGTGGCGGCAATACCCTACGCCCTGATCTGATTCCTCTAATTTTATAATTTCTTTTATGTAATTATAATGTCTTATGTAGTTCTTTATATCACCTTTTTCAAGTGTTAGTATATAAGGTAGTTCAAGCTTTTCCAATAAGCTGATAAACGGTGCGTGACCAGCCCTTCCTTTGCTGACAATAACAAACGGGTATTTGTTAATACTTTTAGGCTTTAAAGTATATATTGATTTTTGAATGTCTGCCAATACTGTTTCAAAAGCCTCTATACCACTGCTGAATCCTGGATCAAAAATTCTATCTTTTCCTATTAGGGAAGGTAGTAGGTAGATTTTATTTACATGATTGGGGTATATTTGTATAAGCTTTTTAGTATGTCCAGGAGTCATACAGAAGACTGCTGTAGCCCAATTCATTAGTTTTTGATCTACTGTTTTTGATCTATGGTTTTCTGTTTCTTCCTTTTCAAAACCAATGTTCTGGAGTGTTATT